GCGCTGCGGCAGGCGTTCGAACGGCGCGGCTGTGGGCGAGCGTAGCGAGCCGAGCCCCCGCGCTGGGCGAAGCCCAGCTGCAAGGGGGCGTTCCGCTTCCGTGGCTGTGGACGCGAGGCGAGCGAAGCGAGCCGAGCGGCGGGGTATTTTTGTGCAAACGCGAAAGCACCCCGCCTACCCTTACGGGCAAGCGGGGCGCGGGGCGGCGATGATAGTGCGGTCAGCCTACGGGTTTGGCTGCGATCTTCCTCGAGAGGATGTCCGCTGCCGAGCGCAGAAGGATTAGGGCGTTTTGGTCATCCTCCTTCGCCAGTCGTTGCGCGAGTTTCACCAACTGGTCAGCCTTTGCGACCGTGGTGGTTGTGCGTGCTTGTCGGGCTGCACACTCGGCGGGGGCTGCTTTGATTGCATCTGCCCAAGCCGTGCTTCCAATCTTCGTACCCTTCTTGACTTTCGCCTTCATGACTGCCTCGGCGGCTACCGCTGGGTCCGAGGCTCTTCCGATGTTGGCGAGCACGGAAGCCGTTACGCTTTGCCAACCGCGAGCATCTCCCGTTTCGGCAACTTGGTACGCTCCTTCGGCGGCAGACGCATACAACTTTGCGCTAGCCTCCGTCATTCCGTTTCCGACCATTTGGGCGATACTCCAGACCCGAAAGGATGAAGCGGGCGCGGCGTCCTGGGCGGCAACGCGAGCCCAAGTGTCCTCCGTGAGGCAAGCGACTAGCGAGCCGATGAGCGACACGGAACCTTCGACATACCGGCGGCAGGCGTCCGCGAGCGCAGCGAGAATCGTGGAATCCTGCTTTGCCTGCTGTGCCGCGACCTCCTCCTTGGATGGGGGAGCGGTAACGGTGGCTGACTGGGTGCGAATCTTCATAGCGTGTAACCTTTCATCGAACATCGGCGCCGTTTCGAGTCCTCGGCGGAGTGCTTTAGATGCCCTATCGGCTGCCGTGTTCATGCGTGCATCGTAGCACGGTTTCGGGGTAAGTCAAACGCCAGTCGAAGTTTTTCCGACATTTGTGCAAGTTTTTTTTCGAGTGTGGCTAGTATTCAATACTACCGCATACGCACAATACTTATGCACTCGCGGAAAAGGTTATCGGGCGCACCCCCTCCACGACAAGGCCTACCCTCACGGAGCGGCGTGGACGGTGGTGATAGTAGTCGATCTTGTGCGCCACCTTGAGCGTGCCTAGCGGGTCGAGGGCGAGTCTGCGAAGCCCGAGACGATAGCGCAGACTGTGTGCGTTGTTGTTGCGTTGCGGGTGTGCTGCGCGGGGCAAGTGTGCGTGTCTCCATGCCAAGCCCCTGCGCTGAGCGAAGCGAAGCTGCAAAGGGGCGTACCTTCTGTTCGATGATGGACGAAAAAAAACGGGGAGGTACACACATTGGCACTTGCCTCCGAAGCGGTTGCGCGAGGGTCTACCTGTTGTGTTCCACCCTGCGTACTCTGATGCGAGTTCCAGGCGGGAGGCTGTGTGCGACGAGCCCAGCAGGGCGAGGAGCCGCGAGTATTTTTCATTTTGCCACCGATGATAGTGGACACGATTTGATGGTAGACCACGCGCGAATCCCTCAAGTGCAACCCGAACCCCCCCATGGGGGGAGCCACGCTTGGCTTGGCAATATCAAACCACTTCATATTTTTCTTCCAAAACTACGGCTTCCTACAAAACAGTCCTTAAGTCTTTCCGGATCCGGAAAATGGCGATATACTGGAACGCCAATGGAGCCTGAACCCGCCATCTCGGAAGTAGCCATCCCCGATACAAAACAGTCCTTAGCTTTCCCTCGGGAGGCGGTTTAAAGCTCCTAGGATCGGCTATAAAGCCTTTTTAGGACTCGGGGGTATCTACAGAGCCTTCGGAAGAAGAATGTCTTAAATCGAATTTAAACAGGGCTTTAGCAATGTCCAATAACTCTGGGTTACTAGAGATTAACTGAAGTATGCTTATTTCTAATATTCTTATATCCTTCTCCTTAAGCTTTATACCATAAACATCATTAATAAATTCTATAAGCTCATGTACTAGAGTACTAAAGTATACCACACCATCTAAGGTTTTTTCTAAAGTTATTGTGGGTTTAGGAAAAGAAGAATAAGAACCAAACTGATCATCTTCGCCGAAAGGACCATAAAAGATGTCGATATCGAGGGGATTCCACCTAATTTTTGTCAATCTTGTAATAGACATAAAACAAAAACCCTTAATTATTTTTTAGCTCTATTTACCGATCTATGGACAATTCTCAAGTTGGAGGGGGAGTTGTTTCGGGGGTTGCCATCTTTATGGTCGATGTCTAAAGAACTGTGCTTACGCACCCTACCCTTCCTAATCATTAACCTACGAACCTTATTCCTGCTGGCCCGGTCTTTCTTATAGGACTCTGTAGCTCCGTATTTACGGTACTCTTCTTTGTAGTTTCGGGGTTTAGGCATTTGTTTTCTTTGGTCCTAGTACATTGTTTTTAAATAAATTCATTTTTAACAGCTTCCAACAGTTCCTTAGGAATAGAGTTTTTAAGGATGTGCATAGAACGAGCCAAAGAAACAGCCTTCTTAACATCCTCCGTATTCTTTAAGTAAGCCTCATAAGCAATAATGACATCACATGAATTAGTAAGAAGCTCTGAAGTAAAGTCAGCCCAATCTTCTATTTTTAAATTTAAATCCATCTGTTGCCCTTTTTTTGTTTTTTGCCTACGGCAAACTCCATGAACCGCTCTAGCTCCAGGTCCAATAACTCTTCTTTCCGGTTGTCCATTTTGGTGCTGGCGTCTTGAGCCATGATATCTACCCAGAAGCCAATAGCCATGCTTAGAACATCAATTCTATCGTCAAAGGATAAAGCTCCTTTAGTTTTCGTAATCCTGGACATCTGCCAAAATAGACTGTAGTGCAGGGACTTATCCATTGCTCGTTTCTTGGTTGATTCGTAGTCCTCCCGAATAACCGATACGTCAACAACCAACCTGTGTTGATTTAAAACAGGCTCTAAAGTATCTATAATACGGCGTTCTTTCTGGATGTTGCTTCTAATTTCTTCTATTGTGCAAGGATATGTTTTAAGTAAATAGGGTTTTAGAAGCTCCGAAAACATACCATCGCCGAAATTAGATTCAATAATTAACTTATTAACGGAAAATTTTTTGGCTGTTTCTACCAAAGAGGACATTGTTTTTTCCGAATAACCCCCCTCAAATCCTCCAGCAGCAAGCAGATATAGATAACCGTTAAGCATCTTAACCACAGCATAGCTGGTTTCATTGTCGCCACGACCGGACGGATCAATGGCCATGACCGCGCCCTCGTAAGGAATCCAGCTGCCTTGGATATCCATTGGACCATAATATCGATCTCCATTAAACCCAACACAAGGAACATCGCGGACAATGTTATCAACATTTGCTGCCCAAATTAATTTTTCCGGTGCGTTGTCTGGATTAAGACCCAGAACAATAATATCACTAAGCTTAAGAGGATACCTATCTATATCACTAAGCGTAGAATCCAACATAAACTGCAAAGCAAACCCGGTTCTTCCGTAAGAGGCTTCGCGTTCTAATAACTCTATAGTTCCAAACCTCTTAGGATCTGTAGGATCGCCTTCCACCCCCTCTAACAACAAAGGAGCCAAACGATCCCCAAACGCATTCTTTAGACGTGTATCTGGGTATCTAGACGGCCAAATCCTAGTCTTATACCCCTTTTCGTGAAGACTGTGGTAAATACTTTGCTCTGTCTGGGGGGTTCCCAGAAACAGAATTTCTCCTGCTGGTTTTAAGACGGCTTCAAACTCTGCGATACAAGACGATAGCTTTTCTCGCATAAGGAAGGTTGCTGAGTTGTTTAAACTCTCAACGTCATCTGCAATAATAAGATCCGCACGGCTTCCTGTAATCTGGCTAGTAATACCTTTCGAAACAACCGAGGGAGCCTGGGATGGCGGAGCAGGGCCTACATCAAATGCAATTTTAGAATTTCTTTGATTCTCCTTTGGCTTAAGATGTCTGCAAATAGGTATTTCGTTGATTAACCTTAGAGTAAACGTACTAAAATCATCAGCTCTTTGTTTAGAAGCAGATACAACAAGGATGTTAATAGACGGGTCGTGAAGCAGCCTAAATACTGCGTAAGCACTTGTTAACCAGCTTTTACCAACCCCGCGAAAAGCCTGCACCACCCGCCTTCTAGGACCTTTTTGGAGATAGCTGGCAATGTCTAACTGAACATCGGTAGGCTCAGGAAGCCCCAGGTGTTCCCAAGCTAAAAACACAAAGTTTCTAAAATCTTTAAGTTTTCGCTCTAACTCATTCATGCAACTTCTTCATCAAAAGGCATAATTTTAGCCAAGTTTAATAGAGGCTCGGAAGCTTGGGGAACACAGTCAATACCGTTATCTTTTAAAAATTGACGAGCAACGTTTAAATCGGTAGAGGTTGCTTCTCCATTTTTAATCTTGTCCAACAAAGTTGTTGCTAAAACATTGTGGATTTCTTCTAATAGTTTTTTATTCATTGTCTGCTCGGAGGTAGTAGTCTTTCATGTAGTAAGGCTCTGAAGGGTTGAGTCGGACTGAACAAAAGGCCAATAAATAACACGAGACACGCAATTATTTAGAAAATCACGAGATGCCGTTGTGAATGGACTAGTTTGTGATCCTGCTCCAATCGTAAACTGGGTTATGTTAGCGGGGTTCGGTACGTTTGAACCCTTACCCGTTCCGTTTCCAAACGTCCCGTCTACGCAAGTGCCTCCGTTAACGCATAGCTTTACCGGCAATTGCAAGGTCTCCCCGCTTCCCGTTGCCTGACCGTAGGTAAATGCTGCTCTGTTAAACGTAGATCCAACGGCTGTATTAATAAAGCCGAGCCACCACCCTAAATATACGGTGTTGCTGCCAGACGCTGTAAACGTACCGAGCCAACTTCCGGGGGCATATGGGGCAGAAAACGCCATTCGATCTTGTGAACCAAACTGGCCTCGAAAATGATTGACTTGAAACGTGCCGCCAGTTGTTTGAAAATCAAAGCTAGAACTTGATATAGTTGCGCTATCTAACGCCCGGGTTACCTGACTTGCGCCCGTGGGGATCGTGCTTGACATGCCAATCCCGCTTTCCGCCTGCGGTACATACACATCAACGGCAAGACCAGAGCTGATCGTGCCGGTGTGGTTTCCAGGGCAGATTCGATATGAGTCAGAACTCGCCTGTGTGTCTGTGCGACTGATGCTTACCCGAGTCCACGCGGTTGTAGATAGACCAGTTACCAACGCTAGTAAGTAGTTACCGCTAGTTGAGGTTGCCAGCGTTACTGAATGCCCAGACTGCGATGATGCAACCCCAGCCGGAGTGTTTGATCCTTCAATCGCAATGCTTGCGGTCGTGTTTGATCCGACGCCACGCAGCCAAACACTAAAAGTACGGGAATTACCAGCGGCATTTGTTGCAAAGGTCACGAACATGCCGGTAGGAAACGTCGTTGTCGCAGCGGTGGTAATTCTCGCAGCGCTATTTGCAACACCATCCGGCCCCGTTTGTCCGTTCGCCAATGCTCCACTAGTTCCGCTACCGTTTATGTTCTGCCTTCCCCATCCACCCGCTGCGAAACCAGTCAGCACATTCGTCGCGCTCCCCTCGATGAGCAGCCCTCGCGGTGCCAGCGTGGTCGGGTCGTGATCGAAGCGGGGTTGGTCGAACTTCTCCGATGAGGTTGTCACAAGGTATGGGCCAGCGATTCCCCCGGGTTGTAATTGAAGGCCCCAAACGTACACATTTGCCGCGTTGCCAGAGCCGCCGTTTGGGATGCCCGACCGCTGATCAAGCCCGATGTCAATAAGAGTCCCGCTCGATGCGGGGGTAAACGACCCAGAAACTCGAGTCCATTCCGTACCGACCTCCTGAGTTACAGCAATACCGTTGTTTCCGTCGTTTGAGTTTACTATGCGGAGGGTTACGGTTTCTATACCGGCCACAGCGCGGACATAAATGCTTCCTGTATATTGCTGACCACCAACCACGCCATTTGTTGCAGTCTGATAACAATAACTGCTGCCACTCATGTTAAGTTGAGCAGCCGTAAGATTTCCGACAGGAGATATTACAGTCCCGGGCGGAGGAGTTGTCGGAATTATGTTATTAGGCCCGCCCCATTGCGCAGGATTTTCTGATCTTTTTGCGATGTTGCTGTTCGCCCATTGCACCTGACCGCTGCTGTTAATAAACGTGGCGTTGCCTGTCCGCGTAAACAAAATGCGGGAATCTAGAACGCCAGACGTAAAATCAAGGTCGAGCGTCCGTCCATCTCCGTCGCCAACATTTCGAAAAAAGCGTTTTAGGTGTTTATGCCGGGAATAAATAGTACGCGGTATTGTCATTGGTATTAAAAAAGATTATATGCAAAGCCCCACCACATTGAACTTCCTCCACCGGCTTGCATCGTACAAGCAACAGACGTGCAATCAAGTAAATCTACAACAAAATGCATAGGGGGGTTTACTGTCGCCACACTTCCCGCAGAAGCTACACCATTATAAATAATAGGAGAAATTCCAGGTACAGAAGCTGTTGCGAGCCCATGAGAAAAAGTAAAATAATTAAATTCTTCTCCGTTTTCCTCAAGAACAATCTTGTGGCCGTTGATTCCACCGTTCCTAGTTAGAGCAACAGACGCAAGCAAACGATGGATTCGACATATCGGACCCGCGTTCTCCACGTCCACAACGCCGCTAAGACCCCAAACCCTAAATGATGCAGTCGTGGGAGCCGCATCGGGATCGCCATTCGAAGTTCGGTCACTAATTAACGGCACAATCGAAACCGCGTTTGGGTACGAAGGGTTGGTAGCTCTATTCACATCAAAAATAAGCGAGTCTACCTGGCAAAAACCGTGGCTAAAATTGTTGGCGGTTCCGTTGCCCGCACCGGCACTAAAAGAAAGTTCTGAAGAAATAGTACTAAGCTTTGTTTTTAGCAACATGTTTTCGTGTTGCGTTGCAATAGAGCTTGTGCCAAGGTTGTGGTCGTAAATTGTTCTTGTGGGGACGTTAGGCATTATTTGTTTCCTTTAAAATAGTTTTGTAATAAAAATTAAACAAGAAGATGTAAGAAAACCTAAAACGGCGGCAACACCGTACACATAAGATTTAGAATTTTCTAATAAACGGATTCTGTTTTCGTATGTTTTTAGTCTTTCTTCGTGGGACCTGTGCATTTGCAGAAAAGCGTCAAGTTTCCCTTCCAATCTCCCAATAACCAAGATAAGTTCGGCTTCGTTATGAATGTTCATTTTTAAATATCAAAAGAGACGGCTAAAGAACAGGTTTGGAAAGAGTTGGTTTGCAACCCAGGTCCTCCTCCCAGTTCAGTCATTGCAACCCCTTTAGCAGCAGTATAAATATCTTCGTTATTACCGTTAGTCCAAAGATAATCGTAACCTGTGTATGTTCCGTCGGGCGGCGTTACACTACTGCCAACAACAAGAGTGTAAAGACGCCTAAACCCCCCGTTAAGATAGATAGGCGTATTTGCTTGACTTAATGAGACAGTTACAACCCCCGTGTTTGACATTACTTTGCCACAAGTAGGCTTTACGTCAAAATCGCCGTTTTCCATTGTCTGCATGTTATTGGGCAAGAAGTACCCCAAGTTTCCTTGCGGATTTTCAAAATGATTTACAATATCCAATACCGAATGAGATTTAAATTGCCATGTAGTTCTATTGTTTGTAACCGCAATAAAATCTGCTTGCCCAAACAGCCTAAAATTGACCTCAGAAAATTGCTCCGCGGAAGGACTGGTACCCCATTTAGGAACCTTAACTCCTGCTTCAATGTCAACTTGTCCAAACGTTCCGTATTGGTCGTTGTTCATCATTTTGAGACTATAACTGTTCATTAACATAAGGGCTCTAGTGCTGTATAAAGTCCTGGGCCTGAAAACCGGACAAACATTAGGACTTCGCCGCACCAAACCTAATTCTTGAAAATAGTCTTGAGAGTTTCCTCCTGACGAATAGTCGCCCAAATATCTCCAAGGGGCTGCCGGGCTAATTCCCCCAGTCCCTCCCCCACCGGAAACGCAAGGACCTTGGACAATAGTACCGCCGTTGCCTCCGTTAAGATACAGCCCATAAACCCAACCGTTTTGATAAAGCGCGTTGGCTGTTATAGAATTTGCGGTTTCATAATAAAAACTAACGCTAAATTTTCTACACCCTTCAGGAATTTGGATTCCGCTGTTCACGCTGGCATGAAGACCCTGGGAAAATCCTGGGGTAGCAACGATAGATTCACTTATTTCTACATTAGACGCCCACGAATCTGTGAGAGTTTCTCCGCTTCCGATACTCCAAGTCCTATTTTGGCGAGCAACGCTTACAAAATTATTCCTAATATCCGAAGGAGCCGTTACTTTTAATAAATTAGAGCAGGGGGCGTTTATGGGTTCAAAATCCGCTGCCTGGGCGCTTTCGGTTAAATTTCCAAATATAGTATTCGGTCCCGCATTATCAAAAATAAGAGCGCTAAGTTGACTGCTGTTGTTTGCGGTAAGTAAACTTAAACCAAACGTAGTACATGGCCTTTCTTGTACGTCGCCGTGATCGGATTCAGGATTGCATAAAATTTTATTTCCGGAGACGTTTTGAATTTTACTATAAGTTACGGCATCGTTAGCAATCTTAGCATTAGTTACAGCCGAGCTAGCTAATTTATCTGAGGTTACTGCCGAGGACGTAATTGTACGCTCGCTCACAGCTGAGTTGGCTAATTTAGGTTCTGTTACTGCCCCTGCCGCAATTGTTCGGGTGCTTACAGCTGAGTCGGCTAGTTTGGGTTCTGTTACCGCCGAAGCTGCAATTTTTAGGGCGCTTACAGCTGAGTCGGCTAGTTTGGGTTCTGTTACACAGCCGTCCGATAAATGAAAAGTTTCTACTTCTCCAGGCCCAAGAACTTGGCTCGATAAATCGCCAACCTCTTGGATAATGTGCAAAAGACCCTGTACGCTTTTATTTAAGTCCGCACCCGTTAAAATAGATCCATCATTAAAAACAACAATATTTCCTCTAAAATCAGATACTGTATTTGGAGTCTGTCTTACAATTGAAACAACTATACCGCTTGCGGGGGCAGTTACCAGTCTAATTTTGGGGTTAATGGTATTTAAATCAAGAAAAGTAAAATTTAGTTCCGGTTCCCCATCTAAAAATACCTTAATAAAACTTGTGCTTACATACCCATCAATTGCGGAAAACGAAAAGTCGGTTTGAGATCCGTTGGCTGTAAATTGTACAAAACTTAATGGGTCGTCGCTTAAAAGATCTTTAGTTGACATAATAGTTTTTATTCCTTAGAAAAAGTTTTATTTAAAATATGAAAGGGGGTCGTAATCTTTTTTGAGCGCCGAACCCCGTGGTTGTTCTTCCCTAAGTCCTTCCCTGAGCGCAGGCGCAACAAAAGCATCAAATACTTCTTTAACTCCTATAAGATTAGGTACAAAAGTTTGTTCTGCCTTTTTTTGCTCGGTTAGGGTCCACTCTTTACCCATGGGCCAGGAAGGAGCAATTGCGTGTATTCCGGCTCGGGATGCGTTGTCAACGGTCTCGGCTGTATTCTTAAGAAGAAGGCCGGTTGGCCCTAAGACATCAAAGATGCTTCCTTGGCGAGCCCCATAACTATAGGGGTTGCCGAAAAGAGGGTCGGGATCAACAAAACTAGTCCATACGGGATCTATAAAATAAGTGCTGATTCCGGTTTCGATAGGACCAACCCACGCTGCTTTTACAATACCAGTCGGAGACAGGTTTTCTTCCAAGGCCTCTAAGGTCTTTCTGTCCGCCCCCGCTATTTTCGCCGTTTCATAGGCAGCGTAGTTTTTGGCGGTAAGAACAATAGAGCTTAAAATTGCAACATTTAAATATTCTTTACCGACCGCCAGCGCGTCTCCATGCATGGCTCTTTGGGTGTTTGCAAGTAAGAAATTATCAACCCCCTTCAAATTAAATGTCTTGAATTGTAATAGTGTGCGGCCAAGCCACGAAAACATGTGGTCGGCAAAATCTCCGCGAGTCGGAACCGATTGAATTTTTGTATTAATAAAACGATATGCAAAATTTTCAAGCAATTTTTCTTTGAAAGGGTCGGCTTTTCCACCAAGACTAATAACCCTCGGGCCTAAGAAAGTATCTGTAACAACTCCATTTTTATTAACATAATTAATCAGGGCGTCGTACTGAATTTCCGTTATTCCCAATAAATTTAATTGAGCCGGTTTAAGCCTAAACGAAGGCTTTACGGCGTCATAGAGGTGTTGGATAAGAGTAGCGCCAGTCCACACTTGGGAAAAGCTTGTAACAGCGGGAAGCAAAGTAATATCAGAGTAGACATCGGATACTTTTGTAAGTTTTTGACCAAATTTGTCAAGCTTACCTAAACCGCTTGCTTCAAAAGAATCGGGAGTATGTCTATTTAATCTAAGAACTCGCCCCACGGCGGGAGAAAACATAGCCTCAACCATTGAAGCAGCGTTTTTATTTGTTGTAGACATTGATCGCCAATTCAACAACATTTCTTGTAAAACAGGCATTTGCTTTATCGCCGAGGATAGCCCAAGAGATCCAAACGTTCTTGCGCTTTCTGTAACGCCTGCTAACTGAAACTTTCCTCCAAACCTAAGATACGAAAGAATTCCACCAATACCTACTAGCTTATCCATAATACTAGGATTGCCCACAACAGGCTCAAATCTTAAATAACCAACTAACGAGTTTATGGCTTTTTCTTCTACAGAACCGTTTTTTAAAGTGGGTCCTAACGCATACTCGCTTTGTTGTCTTGAGCTTTTTAAGAACCCTATAATTTGATCAATTCCCGTAAATTTATCAACAGGATTACCAGCAGCGTCTTGCATTCTAACGCCGCTTCTAGTTAACAAGCTAGAAAACTCTGTTAAAAAATCAGCCTCATTAATAGCTCCCTGTACAGACGTAAAATATTTCTTTAGAACAAAAGAAAGATCGGTCTCCCTTAAATCACCAAGAGACATAGACTTTTTGCCCAAAGAGAAAAAGTCTTGAGTTAGGGGGATTTCGACTTCTCTATCGAGAATAGTTCTGTTTATTCCGAACGGAGTAGGCGATCCGCCCGTTTCTTTTAGGGGAGATGCGATTTTTTGCATTGCGGCTATAAGATCGTCATCTGTTGTCGTAAAAGGTTTTGTAACAGCATATTCAGAAAGATCTGATAAACGGTTTGCTAAGATTTTAGCGGCTTCGGCGGCGTCATCAAAAACAAACATTTGTTGACCCAGAGTAACCGTTCTCTTTCCGTCATTAGTTGTTCCAAAAGCTTTTAATAGGAGATTTTCTAAAGCTAAACGGCCTTCCGCTGTTTGTGCTAAAAATCTAATTCGATCCCACTTCCAAATCCAGGGACTATAATTTAAAATATTAGAATTTTTAAACCCCGGGATTCCCTTTTCAAAAGCCTCATTTGCAAAATACCTAAGTTCTTCTCTAATTTTCTTACCGGCATTAATAGCATTAATACTTAATCCCGTTTCTTCGCCCGTGTCTAAAAACCTTAAAACTTGTTTTTGAAATTTGTCTTCAAAAAGTGGGTCTGCCTTTTTTGCACTTATAAGGCTAGCCCTAGCCCCAAAAGAAACTTCCAGTTCGCCAGAAGCTTCTTGTAAAAGCCCCCGTTGGAACGCTCTTTCGGTTCTAGTCAGAGTTTTGTTTAACGCCTGCTGGCCCGACTCTCCAATAGTCATACCCTGAGCTGTACGCAGCCACCTAGACGCATGTTTAGACATGAATCCGACAGCTCTAATTGCAGAATTTTCGCTTCCTAAAAGAACAGCAGCTTGATTCAAATGGTCGCTTATTCCAAAAGGAAGACGGCTTCCAAACCCTTCCGATTTCGGTATGTCCGCTAAAGTAAGGCCCACCACATTTGAGTTTCCAGCAAGCCCCAACGATCTTATGGCGCTTACAGAAAAAGACAGTAAATTAATTCGTTCCAAAGCAGCATCGTAAATAGCAATTTGCCGGTCTGCTGGAACGTGTTTGTTGATAATCCTGGCCATTCCCGCTCTTATTGCGTTTTCGTCCGGCATTGCCCCAAATTGGGCTCCTTGCCTAGTCATCCTCCCCAACGAAACAGTTTCTTCCAACACCGATTTAAACAAGTCAAAAGAAATGGGTTTTGAGGATCTTGCAGAAATTTCTGAAAGCGCAGAAAACACAGGAAGTCCTTGTAATCCTGATTTATCGTTAAACCAAGCCACAAAGTTTGCGGTTCCGTTGCTTTTAAGACGAGCAAGCTCTTTACCTTCGGCGGTTAGAAGTTTGTCTCGGGCAACTGAAAATTGTTCAAACAAATTATAAAACAAAGATGTAAAATCGTTCGATTGGGGCGCCGAGCCGAATTCCAAAGATAAAGCAGCTCTTAGGTTTTGTGTCGCCGCAATCCTTGCTTCCTGGGAACCGTAAAAAATATCTTTTAAATACTCTAGTTGTTGAGCCACCGGCCTAAAAGCAGGATTTTTTACAAGCCTTCTCCCTTTTTTTGTTGTGGGGGGAACTAACCAACTGTAGGTCCACCCCGTTTGGCTATCGCCGACCCTAAAAGCATTCGATGCCAACCGTTGGGAAACACCGTCTTCAATGGCGTTTCTTAAAATTCTTCGTCCCAACACCGCGTTTATGCTGCCCCCAAGCACAGAGCCAAATAATGCGGAGTTTAAAAAATCATACGAACTGTATTCGTCTAGGGGGTCTGCTCCTGCTCTAGCCGCATCATATAAAATTGTTTCTACAGCTCCTACAGCCGCCCCGCGCGCAAATAAACCGGACCTACTCATTTTTGCTGCCAGTCCTGCGGCTTCTTCGCCTAATTTGGAAGTCTGCCAAAGACCTCTTGCGGTTGCCGATCTGGATACCAAATCAGCCATTGTTCCTATTCTCATTGACGATCCCGCCAAAGCAATAGGCAAGCTAACTTCCGAAGCAACCATGAACGAGCCAATATCGGCAGATTTTCCTAACGCGCCCGGCCCCAAAAAAGGAAAATCGGAGGAGAAAAAGCTTGTGTCGATTGTCCCATCCGCAGCCATTTCTCTAAGCCGAACTTCCATTAAACGTTCTAAATAACTGGCGTAATTAGGAGCCGAAAATAAATATTGTTGGACTTCGAAACTAAATGCAGCTGTTTCTTTTGCTATAGTTTCCGTGTTGTTGTTGGGATTGAGCGCATAATTTTTCTTGGGAAGCGGATTATTAGAAAGAGAACCAAAACTGCTTTCCCATTCCAAAACTCTTTTTTCGTTTCCGGGTATATTTAAAGGTTCCGGATTTCCCGACGACTGAATTGGAATGGTAATAAGATCGTTAATTGTTCTTGCGGCATAAGCAGGAAGTTGTCCTCCAACCAACGAATCAAGTTGTGAGCCTGCAAATCTTGCAATCTCATCGTCAAGCAATTCTCTTTTTTCGGGATCGTCTTTTAAAGAACTTTTATAAAGCTGTTCGTTTCGTTTTTGTTTCTCTAAAGAAGACAAACCCAAGCCTGTTCCTGGTGGAATATATTGTGGAACAACACCCTCATTACTTTGAGGAATAATATTGTTGTCGGTCCCTTCAGGCTGGTTTAGCATTTATTTTCCTTAAGTATGTCTTGCGTTATTCTCTTGGGGAAGGGGGAGTGTAGAGGGGAATTGCTGGCCACGTTACGTTACGATAAAATTCTCCAAACCCTCCCAGCTCCATGGTTGACATTCGAATAAACTCCACTCTTTGTGTAGAATCAAAATATAAACCTTGAAATTCTTGCAAAGTTATCGGTTTGTCTAAAACAGGAAGACCTTCAGAAGTAATAACCTGATATTTAGTTTGTCCTTCGGGTGTATCGCCAAAATTGTTTTCTGGGTAAAGCTCTACAGCCAAACTTAATTTTTTGAGACCCTTAAATTGGGGGTGGTATTTAAAAACTAATTCAACAAAACTTTTTGCTTCCGCGGCACTCGGAAAAATAGCCTTGTTTGTTTGCGCGTCTCGCATGACAAAAGCAGAAGTAAGTTCACTTGTTTTTACATAACCACCATTAATTAGAGTAAACTCCTTGTTCCATTCGTCCATTGCATTGTCTACCCATTCATCAACACTCTGATCCCACACCTCGTAGCCCCATTGGCTTGTCATGTGGAGAAACATATCTACATGCCTATCAATTAAATCTTTATTAACATCTTTTAATTTTTGATATGTTAACTGTTTAAACGCTTCTCTGTTCTCAAGGCTAAATACGGTTTTTGTGGCGTTTGTATAAACGTTTGCGCCTGCTCTTTGTAGGTCGCCCTGCACCGCCATAATAATATCTCTTTCGCTAAAATTACTACTTTTGGCTGTTCTTATTAGATTAATAGCTCTTAGAGTATAATCGTAGTTTTGGCTGCTAGATTTTGTCTGTTCAATATCTCTATTATTTAGGTTGGATAAAACGTTTACAAGACCGGAAATTACCGGATCTGTACCTGTACTTGCATTAAAATTTCTTGAATAGTTTTCAACTTCTGTAACTAAAGAGTAAAGATCAGTACCGTTACCTGTATTTATGGCGCTTACGGCTAACATAGAATAGTATTGTTCGGCTATCCTGCTTGCCATACCCCATTCGGCGGTGCCTGTTCGAATATTTCCCTGATCAATAAGGCCTCTTAATTCTTTGATCCTAGCCCTTGCCCCAGCTTTTATGGGTGCGTAAAGATTTTTCTTAACTTCTTGCTGCCGTACAGGGTCCAGCTCCGCTAGGACGGCAGACTGATCTACTATGGATTTAAGAGAATCAAACATAGGTTCGGTCGATAACACACGACCCAGATCTCCTATTGAGCTTATGGGCTTATCCAACTCTTGCAATATACCATATCCGCCCAAACTAGAAAATTCACGCGTTGCTCTATGTAAGGGGCCGCTATCCTTTGCGTCTTTTATGTTGGCTTGTAATTTATCTGCCGCTGCGGCCGTTATCTTGAATAGCTCCTCTCGCGACGCAGGAATTAAGCCGTGCTGATTTAATTCGAGATACACGGTATCTTTTAACGCGTTAACATAATTTACCTCTTCACTTGCTGCTTGATCCGGAGTCATCGATTCGTTATAAAAAACCCTGGTTGCCGCATCTGAAAGTGTATCAGTAGTTAACTGTACAAGCTCTTCAGTTTTTTGCTGAAGTGCTTGAGCAATCGCCTTCTGACCGTCTGCTCTAAGGGCGGCTTCTGTCGCTAGATTTACAGGAAGGCGCCGTATCGTGGCTTCGAGCGTTTGCATTGCAGATTCTCTTGCTTGGGGAGTATTGGGGTTTTCTCTAATTTCTCTCTGAAGTTCAGGCAACAGCCTATCAAACTCTTGTTGTTTTGCCTTAGTATGCTTTTCGTCCCCCGCTTTAATAGCACCCCATTCTTGAGCCACAGCCGCTTTTGCTTCTTGAGTGTCAAACAGTAAACCAGAGCCTAACTTTAGGTTGTTCATCAAATATTCTGCTTCTTTAGAATATTCGCCCTGTTTTCGCAACTCAATTATAGAAGAAACAATAGTTTGATTTAATATTCCTGAACCTAAAACAGCTTCCGAGCCGTCTCTTGTCCACTCTACAAAATCAGAAATACGATCATTAGTGTTGTTTTGTACTTTTAGCTCGTGTTCGTCGATTAAATTCTGTAACGGCTTTCTAAGCAGGGGCGGCGTGTTTTCCCAAGAGGCAAAATCAAGGGTTGGTTCTTCTAGATTTTGGACAAGCTCTAATACCTTAGCTTCTACGCCCCCCACGACTAAATCAAATCGTCGTTTAGTAACCTCGTTTTCGTGAGCCAAACCCAGTTGAGGAATGGCTGAATCAAAAGTTTCGTGGAAACCCCGGCTTAAAAACACAGAATCTCTAAACGTTGCTTCTTTGTTTGCAACAAAAGAAGAGGCCAAAGCATCAAAGGCGTTTCGATCTTTAAAGAATTCGGGGTTTTCTAAAGCTTGTTTGTTGTATAACTGTTGAAATTCTACCCGTGCTTTTTGTCCCTCCATAATACCGCTGGCTTCTTGGGCTCCTAAAGCTAACCAGGGATTTTCTGAAGGTTTGATTTTCCCTTCTTTAATCAAATCAATGTATGTTTTTTGATTCTGTCTTACTAAATCTTTTCCTGCCTCAAAATCTTCTTTGTTCCAATCTTCCTTGAGATTACCGGCAAGTCGTGCGGCCGAAACGGATAGATTAGAAAAAGCGTCGCTAAATTCTAAAGCCAAGCGAACTTGCTGTTCATCGTATAATTCAAGACCGGCTGTAGACGTTGTTCCCGGAGCTACATATGTGTTTACCGGTTTAGCGGAAACAATAATTGGGGGGGTGTTGTTTAAAGCCATTAGTAAATTTTCTTAGTACCCCGGCCATTGAACGGGGGTGTAAAATTGATTTCCTGAAGCAGTTGCAGAAGCGGATCCTGTTTGACCATAGCCGGAAGCAAACGGCGTTAGAGCGCCGAATACAGAAATACCAGTTGTTACGCCATTCATAATGCTGGTCCAGGGGCTTACAATAGCAGCCGGGGGCAGAGGCGACGGATAACCGCTATTGATAATAGACTGTCCTCTAGAATAAATAGCTTGAGCTTCCATAGAGGACTGTCGATAAAGGGAGCTTCTGTTTCTTTCTGCGGTTGCATCAAAGAGTCCTAGTTTAGCTTCGAATTGATTGTGCAACATGAATGCGCTGTTTCCCTCAACCCCCAAAGACGCTAATTGAGCCCGGGCTATTCCCTGAGCGGCTCGCGCTTCGTTGGTTACGCCGTAAAGCTCTCGCCTAATGGCATCGTTTTGCTGTATTCTTTGCAGGGTAAGAGCATCAACTTGGTTTGCAACGTCTCTTTCCACCCCCTCAATAGTTTGCTCATATTGTTTTTCCTGCGAGATTCGTAGTTCTTCTCTATATCTGTTTTGTTCTTGGGCAGCGTTTGCTTGTGCGTCATAAGCTACAAAGGCGCTAGAAGCACCGGCTACAACGGATCCAACAACTAACGTTCCTACTGCGGCTGCTTGTAAAGCACTAGCTCCCGCAGGCAGCAGCAGAGCCCCAAGGGGGGCAAGAAAAGGTAGGCACATTTGTTTTTTTAGTTCCTTAATCGAGCAAATTCAATAAAAGGACGTTGCTCGTATCCGAGTTTTTCTTCGATTTTGATAAATTTAAAACCAAGCCACTTAAGCCAACGAATGTGGATTAAGTTACGCTGATCCACTAGATTGTAAAGAAGCTTTGCTTTTGTTTGCATATAGTCTAGGTAAAGACCGCTTCCTTGTAAAAACTGTCGTCTATGTTTTTTAATCCTATCTGTACCCAGAAGCCATATACAGGCTGTTAAATCCGGAGGCTCTATTACAGTATACCCAAAAATAAATAGTGGTTCTTCTGTATCCGTTTCGTAAACAACAAACACCTCATCAGAAAAATTAAAACTTAAAATTAACCCCGCTAATGGAGATAGGCCCGAAAGGGCAAAAACTTCTTGCTTGTCTTCTTCCCGCATTTCTGCCGCGATTCTAGGCAAGTCTTTAAGCAAAGCTCTACGACAAGTTAAAGGCCCTTCTTTTTTTATAACATCGTTCAAATCAACCATTGTTTATCCATTAACCTTCTCTGTCGATTGAGTTTAATTGATTATACTCTACTTCGGCTTCGGCGCTTAATAATTTAAAGGGTGCGGGAGATTCGCTCTCAATAATAATTCTTACCTTTTCGTTTCTCGCGTAAACAGGAATTCTAAAAACTCCTCCAGACAAGTTTGTTTGCCCGATTAAAGAAATACCTAGATTTTCTCCTGTGTAGGGATGCACAAACTCAGTATAGCCGGTCTCAGGAACATTTAGGTCTTGAATTCTAATTCTAGCATTAAAATAAGACGTTCCCTCAAATTTTAAATTTAAATACTTAATTTGAGTTCGGCCGCCTAAGATAGAGACGTTGTTGGCAGCACCGGGAGAAGTTTTTTTCAAGTAAATAGGAGAAAATTCGTATTCCGTTTTGTATTTCAACCCAACATAAATGCTAGTGTTTGCATAATTTCCATTAACCTGAATAGTTGCGTTTGTCGCGGGGATCGTGGGAGGCGCAGGCGATTCTATCAAAGCGCTGCCGTCAACAACATTTAAAATTTCGCCGTCTTTGGTACAAACTAAATATTTTGACGCCGCGTAGTCTAACGGAACAGGAAGCTTAAAGGTTGTTCTATCTGTGTTGGCGTTGTATGTTCCTTTAATATCATAAGATCTAGAATCTAATCTAACATGCCAGGGCTTGTTTGCTTCATCAAAATTCATAGCCCCCGTTCCCATTTTAATTCTTTCGATTGTTAGAAAACTAGAGTTTTCGGTCCTGTATCGAGCCAACACAAGATACATATCGGAATCGATAAAAAATGTGTGTAAAACCCTAGCAAACGGACGTCTTGAATCTGGAAACACAAATTTAAACCACGAAGATAAAATCCTGTTTTGACCAGAATTAAAGTATTTGTACAAATAAAGGTTTCCCGAAGAAACAATAGTTACAATATTTTCTGTTGTAGTGCTGGAAATGTTGTTTGGCACTCCAGGGATTAAGGACGCAACTTCGCCCGATAAATCTACAGAAGCATAGCTTCCGTCAACGTTTACTGCGGGAATAAACTCTCGTATGCCGCAAAAGTTTCCGTTTTTGTATGGAAAGAAAACAGAGTTTGCTGATGGGGTTGGTGCGCAGAAAACAGACAAATTTTCGTAATCGCCTATAGAAGACAGGTTTGCCGTTTTGGGAGACAGAACTTCGTTCCCGATAAACAACATTTGGTTTGTGGGACTAAACGCAATAAGATCTCTATTAAACGGAGTAACAAAAGTAATTTTTCCAACCTTACTCAAGGACGATGCGGCGTCGATTGGATCGCTGTCAAAATAGTCTAAAACAGAAGTTCTGAAGAAATTGAAAAATTCAGACACTTCTGACATAATAATGTTTTCACCAGAAACAAAAACAACCCTGCTCTGATAATAAGCAAGATTAGAAATTTGGCTATCGACAAATGTTGGTGGGGGGTTGCTAAAATCGTCTCCGACCAATCGTTTGGCCCAGCTGTAAGAGTCGTAGTTGGCTCCAGCCGGAACGCTCGTACCAGGAGTAGTCCCGTCTGCATTTTTTAGGTAGAAAGTTAAATCTGACTGCCTAATTAAAATCTTGGGCATTTTTTCGGGATCTAATTCTATTAATATCCCCGGTTTAGTTGTTTCTACCCATAAACCGTTTGAAAAATCTTGGTTTTCGGCACTAAATTTAACATAGTAATCGTCAAAATCGGATTCTGGAGAAAGAAAAACTTTAACTGTGTAGTTGTTAGGAGCCGTAATAGGAAGGTCTTCAAAACTCTGAACTTCGTCTCTAATAAAAGAAGAACCGCCATCACCGAAATCGTCTTCCACAACTACAGTAAAGTTGTGTATTGTAGAGGTGAGATGGATCGTGCTGTTTACTTGTCGAGCATCAATGTCGGGTATTGCGTCTAATCCTCCGGGATGCCCGATATAACCAGAATTCTCTCCCTCTGTTAAAACCTCGGCTACAAAGGTCGTTCCCATTTCTCCGTCCAAGCGAGTATCAAACTGTATCTGTGCAGCAGTTTGATTGGCTCCGGGAACGGAAAACACGGATTCTTTAAGCCAATCGTTTTCCCAAGAGTCGGCGTCTTCTGTAACCTGAACTTTTGTTACCTTTCCTCCAGCAATAGTTACTACGGCTTTAACCGATCCTTCTCTTGGTTTTGTTCCGCTTACATACGTCAAAGTTACTGATGACGTGCCGTCAGTATAGCCGTTTCCTGCGTTTTTAATTGAGGTAGATCTTGAGATATGGGAGCAAACGTACGTTACCCCATTGCTAGTAACTTTAATTGTATGCTTTCTATTAAAATTGGCTTGTTTAATAAAAACTAATCCGGCTTTATCATACACAGCCGGAATCGCAGTAGACACCGCACCGCTTTTAAATGTAACCGTTTCTTCGGCAGAAGAGACAAAAGTAACATCTCCGATAGTTATTGCTTTTCTGCTGGTAGATTCGGCAACCGACGGAAAAGCAAGCCCGTATGTTGTCTTTCGAGTAGAATTAACTAGATCATAGATGTTATAAGTACCATCGTTAAAAATAGTTAAGAGGTATTTTTCAGATGCGTCTCTGTCGATGAAGTGGAAAAATGGAGTTTCGGTTCCCGAAAGAGCGCAAAGACTGCCGTTTGATTTGGTTAAACCGCCAATAAACTCTGTAGGAGGCCTTCTAATAAGACCCTCTACTACGGACGGAACCGCGTTCTCAATGTTTGTTGCCTTGTTGTTCTCTCGAACACTCGGGGGCTGAGAAGAAATGCCTCCTAAAAGGTTTGGTATTGAGATTGTTTTATGCAATTTAATACATCCTATAAGATCGTCTAATTAGGATTCGCCAAACATCGGGACTGTCCAACATTGAGTAATCTCCTATCTCGCCCTCATATTCGGTAAGACGGGCAAGAGCCTGCATTTCGTCCATTTGAGAAAACGAATGTTGTTTTGCCGATCCCAAAACACGATCTTGAAAGACTCGGGAAGAGCGCACAGTAATATACCTTTTTCCGATTTCAGGAATGTCCGAAAATTCCATCAAATAAACCTGGGTTGTTTTTATGGGGGCGTTAAAAGAAAATGAATTTGTTACCCTATTAAACAACCTATTTCCATTAATAACTGGGTCTACAGATGAGTTTTCTCCTTCCGTATCAACCCTGACTAAACCGGGGGGAACAAGAATATATCCACTTGATGTTTCCGGAGTCATAACAACATTGATGGCGGTATTGAAATGCCACCCGTAACTCAGCACTTCTCTTGTAATCTCTTCTAAAATACTGATAGCTGTTAGAACATCGGACCTTTGTGAGTCAAGAGAATTTACGGGGGCTTCTCCTATAGACGACATCATAGTATTAATTGCCGCTAATTTTGTAGTTGGTTCTAAAGCCATATTATATTGTTTCCAAAAATAGGGGAGAGGATGCGGGATTAACCACACCCCCTCCCCCGTAAACACAAAAACCTACAAACTTATAACAACTTATTAGGTTGTCAGCTCGAAACAGCACTCTTCCCGAAGAACGTCGTGGCCCATAGCGTACTTAGCCAAGATAAGGTGGCCAAGACGATCCATGAAGTACTCGGTTTCAACAGAAAGATCCATAAGCTTAACCGTTCCCACAGCTTCCTTTTGGAAAATGATTCCGCGTGTGGTGCTAAAGTTGACTTGACCGTATCCAACGCCGCTATCGCCGAACACATCGTTCTTGATTCGAGTCGAATTGTGTACGTTGGTAACAGTCGTTTCATTGGTGGTAGGAACATTGTTGGATTTATGAATTTGAATTCCGGCAACCGACACAATTGTTCCGCTAGCCAAGCTACCGTTACCTTCGGAGTTGTAATCCCGATTAATAACGTCGCTGCCAGCTGAGACCAGTTTGTAGTAATATTCCGGAGTAAGAACACAATGTCGGTCCTGCATTGGAACATTCTTCTCGTCCATTTTTTGGGCTGCTTGGAAAAGAGCCGAAACAATAGACGATGTCGTGCTTCCTCCACTAATTTGCGCGCCTAAGTAAACGGGGGCCTCGGTGCCAAAACGATTCTCCTCTCGACGAGCGCCTGCAATAACCGTTCGAATAAGATTGCGATCAAAGACATAAGACAAAGCACGTCCGATTTCCGTCGTATAAATAGAACGGACATCGTAGTGGTTCTTCATCTGGTCAAGATCCGCAACAAATACGCTAGAAGTAAGCACATCGTCGATTTTAATTGTTTTCTCGTTGTGCGCAAACTGCTGAACATACTTAGATGTAATGTTGGCGTTGCTGTTGAATACGGTCGTCGGACTTCCACTCGGTGCTCCCGCAGCATAAAGATCCAGTCCGCTTGAGGAGGTCAGGATGCTTTCTCCCGGCGTGTGGTAGAGGGCGTTTGCCGTACCGGTAACAGGGAACTGAGCTTCCTTGCCGCTGCTAATCGTGCGGACACGGTGCAGAGGCATCATAACATTGTTCACCTCAAAAGTAGTGATGATTTCTCCTGAAAACATTTTGAGAAACAATGCATCGTTAACGCCCCCCGGTTTACTGGGGTTTGTAAAAGCGTAATTAGACATAGTAAAAAAATTCCTTTGAAAAAACTAAATTAATGAATAAATAGATGGCAAAATAACACCGATTTAAATAGTTATCCCTCGCAAGGGGCCATAAAATCAAGGCGCTTTCTGGCTTGCCAGATGCCTAAAAAGAAAACCCCCGCAGTAGATTTCTCTACTACAGGAGTTGGGATGTAAAAAAATATAATAGTTTTATTCGGACATGTCGGCTACCCACCAACCCGCCTCAAGCCTCACCTTGTTCTGGGACTTGATTTTTGTGCCGTCCTTCTGCACAACAAATACCTTGGTTTCCACCGGTTCCGCAATCTGTACCGGCGTTCCGGGTGGAACAAGAATCACGGTACTCGCGCACCCGATCAATAAACTTACGCTTAATACCACCGGCAGTAGGATCAGCGTCTTTAGCTTCAACATTTTTGGTAGATAGCCCATAAATAAATTCCAGTAAAGCCGAAAACAAACCTTTTAATAAAGACATTATTCTTTTGTTCCGGCGTCCTTAGCAAAAATTAATCCGAGGCCAGCGATAGCCGCAGCAACAGCCGTTGTATAGTCTGGACTTGTTGTGGGATCTCCGTCAAAAATTGCGGTTAACAAAGCGCTGACAGCCGATAAAATGGCCACAATTCCGAGAACAGTTGTGTTTTTATTTTTCAATTTTATGCTCCTAAAACGTTTGAAAGTGCGACTCTTGACTCTACTTCTTTACGATATGCTGGGTCTTTATCGTATCTAGGGTCTTTCATTGCAGCCACAATTTCGGCAATGCTCTGATAGGCTCCCGACGAAGAAGCTGTGGGGGTTTGGCCGAGAACTAGGGGCTTCTTTCCGGGAACACCCGTAGACAAATGCCAACGTGATTTAAGACCATCTACCGCTAGGTTGATAGAGCTTGGGTTGCCGGATGAAACGGTTGCGTTAAAAGCTTCGATTTCCCCTTCGTCAAGGTTTTCCGCCGCCCACTCAACCATTTGACCGTAAGCCTCACGCCCCCCGACTCTGGACATAATAGTGTTGTTTTGAGCTTCTACTAAACTTTGCTGTCCCTGAATATAGCTTCTAACAAAGTTTTCTGGATAACCCAAACCAACGATTGTTTTGATAGAGTCTTCGCTGATATTTCCTGTTTCCAAAAACTCCTGGTGGAAAGGCTCTAATGCGTTTTCGGAAGGAGGCTTGGCAGCTTCTGGAATCTTGGTTCCTACTTTCCGCTCCAACTCTTTGTAAGACGTCGCCATATCTTCCGGAGTGTTAAACTTTTCGGGAAGCCAGGACGGCCTTGATCCTTCCGCCTTTGGTTCTTGCGGTTCTGGGTTACTAATAGCCGCTTCCGTTTCTTTCTTTTGGACGCTCTCAATGTAAGCCGCTTCTTTGCCAGCTTCGTTGTTTACCTCTTCGGTACTACGATTAATAACGATTTTCTGTGTTTCGCTCATTGTTGATTACCTTGATTCTGAACCATATTTCCTATTGTTTCTACTGCTTTAGGACCTGCCATTTTCAGCAGTTGTTGTCGCTGCGCCATCTGTGCTTCCTGCTGTAATTCCTGATCCGTCTTAATAAGCCCCATTGTATCAATACCTAGAGAAGCAGCGCGCCTATTTAAATATTCCCTTAGATTAACAAAATTTCCCAGGGCTTCCGGCCCCAACAGTTGGGAAATTCCACCCAAAAAGATGTCTAATCTATTAAGATCATTGCCCCTACCCAAAGCATCTATACCCGTCACAATAGTGGGGGTGATAAACTTTTTGTTCATTTTTGGCATTTTTTTCTCCTTTGTTAAACGCTCTACAATTCGATTAACAAGGGGAAGTTGGAACTCTAACGAAAGAATACTGTAAATGCCGCCTAGCTGCCGTTCGATACTTTGGGTCACCAATCGAACCTCTTCGGCTGTAACCCGTTCTGCGTTCCTAATGCTTGCTTCTGTGAGCATAAAGGCATAACTCAGCCGCTCATTGATAGAACCCATTGTCTGAAGGGCCACCGTTAAATCAGCGGCTTTCTGAGCCTGAAGCACAGTAACATCCGCTGCATTTCCTTCGATAATAGACCCGTTTAGACTTTGGGCAATTTTCTTAGCTCGCGTTGTTCCCACGGGGTTAACAAGGAACACAATCTTTGACATTACAGCTGCACTCTCAATAATGCTTTTAGATAGGCTGTCTAATGAGAATAAATCTCCAAAGTATTGTTCTACATAGCTACGCCCGTAATCTTCTCCGTCAACCCTGTGCATTCGCAAAGCAATAAACGGACTTTTTTCTTCTGGAAAAGTTGCGTAAGAATCGGGAATCAGCTTTCCGTTTATTTCTTGATAGATCTCGACCTTGTTTTTTTGGCCGACATGGCAGCAAGTGTAGAGATCGACGCTTGATTCGTATTGAGGAACATCACCAACAAAAGGCAACAGGTCTGGGCTAAGAGAAGAAATTGAAAGCTTTTCTTTTAAAATAATTTTTCTTACTTTGCCGAAACAGCATCGTTGCACAACATAGTTATCTAAGCGGAAAACCCGCATACCGCCCTCGTCCGGAAAGTGGACAAGGACGTTTCCGACAACCAACAACTGCTTGAGGGCTTCGAACAAAGAAACCCGGATTGTCTGTCCTTCAATATCCCGCATCACCAGTCTCTCCATTTCGGAAAGGCTTGTTTCTGCCTCCGTCTTTGCCTGAGGAGAAAGCGCAGCTAGGTTTTTCGACGCCTTGGGATCGATTACAAATCTAAAAAAGGGCGCGTTTGGGGGGAGAAGGGATAAAAGAAGAGCTGAAGCCAGGTTGTTTACGCCCCGAGCGCCGACAGATTGATAGGGTGTGGCGAACGAATTGGCGGACTGGTCGCCTTCGTCTGGTAACAAGTGTGGAAGCGTTAGTTTAGAACAGTCTCGACCACGGGATATATACGGGTATCTTTCTGTCTCTAACTTTAAATACTCGCTTTTTAAAGTTCCCATGATTTTAGATTACGACCGCGTTGAGCCGCCTGATGAAGACCCTCCGGATCCGGGGATGCTGACTCCATAGCCACTTTGGGGTTGAATAACAAGTCCCCTTTTACCCCTACGCTTTACGGTTTGTTCGTTTTGAACCTGGGGCTTCTTGGGGGCCGCTTGCTTACTCGGTTCTGAAAGTCGGATAATGTCCGGTCCTCTCAGATTGTATTGCGGTGGGGGAGGAGGAGGGGGGACGCTAGGACCGCCGCCGCACATTATTTAATTAACTCCATCATTGAATTTGCTCCATATAAAGGGTTTTTAAAAACACAACAACAGATCTCTGCCCAGATTTAAAGAAGATCTCGTTGACCGTTTCGGTCAAAGAAGCACATTGCTCTGGGAAGTTTTGATCTAAAAATTTTACTAATTCCTGGGTTACGATTGGAATTTTTTCGTATTCCAGTTCCTTAGAAGGCTTGTTAATCATTTTTTACAGCTTTCTTGCTTTGAATATAAGCGTACAAAATAATAACATAATTAATGACATCCAAGACAGTATCTCTAAGAGCTTCGTCCTTAACCTTAAAAGACCCCGTAGTAATAAACGTAGACAGACGTGACATTTTGTCGGTCAGACGAACCATGATACCGGCTTCTGTCGCACAAACCCCCATAGATTCGCATCGGGTAAAGTTTAGGAAGGGGTGGGTAGAGTCTTTCCCGCCGCTGTAATCGTGGTTTTTCCGTTCGGACAGAAACCTAGCCTCTTCGGTTAGTTCTCTGTGGAGGTTTAAAAGCCATTGCCTATCGGTTTTTTCGTTTTTATTTAAGTCTGTTGCGGTGTCCATAATTTAATTTCTTGTGTGTCCCAATCGTATTCGCCGGATCTAAGAATTCTAGCACAACGAGCCTGTACGAGAGCTTCGGAAGAAGTATACCCAGAATTTACATAAGCCTGCTCAACTTCTTCCCAAACACCCTTTTTTAAAATTTTGCTTGCTGTTACCGGACCAACCCCCTCAAGCCCCGGATATCCATCGGTCTTGTCTCCCATTAGAGTTTGTTTCAGAAAGAACAGATCGGCTTCTTTTTCATCAACAAACCTTCCATGATCGTCTTTGTCGGGGTTCCATAACCATCCAGGGATTCCGTTTAAATCTTTATCTTGTGAGACGATGATAGTGCTGTCGGTTTGCAGTAATCCCAGGACATCGTCTCCTTCTATCTTATCCTCACACAAAACCGTATACTTTTCTTTAAACAGCTTCTTGATGGCTGCGTACCCGCAGGGCTTTCTACAAGTTTTTCTGTGTGCTTTGTAGGGTGGGTAAATCTTTTTCCTAAAATTATCCTGGCCGGAAAAGGCAATAACGCACGTTTTTACTTTTAACTTATCCAACCAAGATTCTAAAAGAGTTTCGCTGATATGCATTGCTTCGTGGATGTTCGCATAAGCAATGTCAACATCGTCCCCAAAGCTTGCAGTAAACTCTGTAATTTTGCAAACAGAATAAACAAGGATGTCCCCGTCTATTAAGGCAGTATCAACTTTAGAGTAATCAGTCAACTCACTCTCCTGCCTCAATACATGCGTTTTCCAAAATTTTAGCTAGTCCCAAAGACCCATGTGTGCTGCTTTTAATGCAGATCTGATAGCTGTCCGAGTCGATCTTTTTATTGGTGGCAACATAACCGACAAAGGCCATCTCGGGGAATCGGTTTTTAAGCTCTTCTAACAACTCACTTGTTTCAAGATATTCAAGAGGGGTAGACATTTTTTAAATCCTTTAGTTTCTTGAGAAGCTTTACTTTTTTAGCTTTGCAGCTTTTGCTGTGTCCTAATTTACAAAACTTAACTAACGTTTCTATTTGGCTGTGCTTAACGATGCTGTACTTCTTAACCGCCTTTAGAAAGGCAAGAGCAGACGTTCCGTAAATAGACCAAACATAAACTTGCCGCTCCTTGGATTGTGTTCTTACGTTTCCTCCCCACTTTTTCTTGAGCTTAAACAGGGGATGTTTGTGTTTGTTCGTGATTTCTACCGTGGGAGAGTTCTTGAAAAAGACACAACCCTCCCCATCCAAAAACCCCGCAGAATACGCATTAATAGTGTTTCTACCCAGAGCCATTTGTGTTTCCTTTTAGTGTGTTTCTGACCAGTTCGACCCGACTCGATATGCACCGTCTAGGGGACATCTAATACTAAGAGCCCCGCTTGTCGCTTGAATGCTACTCACAGCCATTTTACCAACATCTTCAGCATAAGCGGGATGAACGCTAAATTGATACTCGTCATGGATGCTTGCGACTTGATTTACCAACACTCCACCGATCTTCAGGGCATTAAGCCTTTCCCACAGGATTATACAGGCTTGTTTCATAATCACGGCGCCTGCGGACTGGAGCAATGTGTTTAAGGCGGCGTGGGGCGAGCGTGGGTATAGGGGACGGCCATCCAACCCCTTCAAGTACCCATAAGAGTTCAATATCCTTGTCAGGTTCTTCTTGAGAACAGCGAAGGCGGGAACTCGGTTTTCAAAACTATTCCTAGCCTCCCGCCCACCCCGGGGATTGCCAAGTACATCCCCTAGCTTATTGTCTCCCGCACCGTAGATAAGAGCGTAGATAGCACCCTTAGATTTATCCCGGATTTTCTTGTGTTCGGGATTGCTTTTATCTTGCTCTTCGTTGGTTAGGCCGAACGCGATAGCGTTGGTCCAATGGATATCTCCGTTTACTAGCTGCCCGGCGTAGTCGCCTCCGTCATACTTTCCCAGATAATGAGCCAGACAGCGTAGCTCTAACCCCGAAGCATCCACCCCAACAAGACGATACCCAGGCTCCGGAAGGAATAGGGAGCGGTATTCGGCATCGGACGGGACTTGGGCTAGGTTGGGGTTGGAGTGGGTACAGCGGCCCGTAATGGCCCCGTTGGTGTTTACCCTTCCGTGTATCCGACCATTCACACAAAGCTTTAGCCAAGCCTCATCGCCTTCTGCCAATTGACCCAAACGTTTTTGTGCGGTCAGGTACCTACTTAGAATCTGGCCTTCTGGGAAGGACAGTTCGGATAGGATGGACTCGTCAATTTTTACCCTCCCATCCGGAGTAAACTCTGTGGGCTTCCAACCGTACTTCTCGATAAGTCTTTCGGCAATCTGAACCCTGCTTGCGGGATTAAACTCCTGAATCTTTTGCTTGAGCGCCCTTCCGGTTTTCGCAGAAGTACGATCTATTGTCTTTGGCGGGAATAGCGACTTCATGTCTGCTTCGATATCAACCATCTCTTTTCTTAAGGTAGCGTGGAGTAACTCGGCGCCACGGCTATCGAAACAAAAACCCGCCTCTTCCTGCTTCCGGATAATTTTTGCAAACTCCATCTCTATCTTCAAAGCCCGGTCGCTCATGGTATTCAACGAATACAGCTTGTCTTTCAGGGCTCGTACTATTTTAACGTCTTGCTTGCAGTACTCCTCCAACGAAAGGCTATAGGAATCGAATACAGGAGCGTCAAGTTTCTGCATCCCAAGCCTGGCCCCCCAAGCTTTCAGGGAGTGGCTTCCCACAAGATCGGACGAAAGCCCTGCCGCAACGTCTTCTTCTCTGATGTTTGTCTTGAGAAGGCGAGCCAGAACCAGAGTGTCCACAACTTCGGCAGTAAACTCCGCGTGGAACCCGGTTATTTTTGCTATAGCAGGCAGATCAAAGCTAATAATATTGTGGCCTACGATTGACTTAGCCGATTTTAAAAGCTCGCACCCAACCCCAAGATCAACCATCATGGGATCAGCATCATCCACCGCAACACAAAAACAATGAATACTTTTTAAGTCGCTTAAACGGGTCCAGTCTTCAATTTTGTTTGTTTCGATATCAAAATAGACAACCATTTTGTTCTTCCTTATTCGGGGTAGTTGGCGTACATTTTAAGCTTGTCTCTCAGCTTGTCAAGAGCTATATCGTGGTATTTCCTGGCTGTTGTAGCTTTAATCGGATCGTTTGGGTTCTGCTCCGAGTACTTTCTTGCTATTTCTTCCCAACAATCCTTGTCTTTTGGGACCTTAGGCAAGAGCTTGTATCCGTACTCCGGGCGCTCCCCATAACCATACTTACACACAACCGAGATTAATTGGGGGCTAACACCATATTGACGCGAAAGATCTATTTTTGTTTCGCCCCTAAGAACCTTTATTTTAATTTCTTCTACTTGCTCGTCTGTTAGAAGTCGTTTCCTCATTTTCTTCCTTCTTGTCTAGAATAACTACTGCTTTTTTCAACAACAAAAATACTTTTAACCTGACCATATCTTTAAAAAGATTGTTTTTTAGGTTTTTCTCGCAATCGACCAAATGCCTTGCGTATTTAATTACATCTAGTGCTGCCCTTTTTAGTTTTCGTTTTTCGTAGCTCATTCACATATAATACCTACATATTGCCTAGTGATGGGTCGAGGGGGACTTGAACCCCCAACCTACGGATTAAAAGTCCGCTACTCTACCAGTTGAGTTACCGACCCTAGTTATGGGGATGGTGGGACTTGAACCCACAAGGATTTTATTCCGGCAGATTTTAAGTCTACTGCGTTTGCCGATTTCGCCACAACCCCTGAAGTCAAAGATCATCGTTGCTTATTACATCGTTGTTGGGCGGTGTAATCGTTTCGAACAACCGACCCGTAGATTTGTTATAAACCAGGGTTGAAGCGATGCCTGTATCTCCTGTAAATCTGTTTTTCAAGACTCGAACAGTAAGATCGTTCGGCTGCTCTCCTTGCTGATTTCTTTCTAACCCAATTACTGCATCGGCAAGTTGGGCAATAGAGTGGGAGCCCCGCAATTGGCTTAGAGACGTGGCCACCCCTTCTTCATGGCCCCGATCAGCGTCCGGCCTTCGGAGATGCGATACAGCGAACATGGCGGCCTGCGTCTCCTCTACCAATGAACGGAGGGATGTCATAACATTATCGATCATCCTCCGCTCATCTCCGTCCCCCAACCCACTCACAACGATGGATAGGTGGTCCAGAAAAAGGTACTCGCACCCACACGATTTAATCATGTACCTCGCCCGGGCCAACAGGTTTTCCGGATCAACGGATCCAAAGTGGTCGAAAAGAACAACCTTTGAAACCGTAGCGTCAAATGCCTTTCTCTTATCCTCTTCGGTTATCCCGCGGTCTTTCCAAAAATATGTGGGAGTGCTTAGGTACACACCCATCAAGTTTCTTCCGGTCCTCTTGACGGATTCCTCCAACATTAACAGACCGACCTTTTTCCCACTCCTAATCAAGTGGCAAACAAGCTCCCTGCAAACGGATGACTTTCCAATGCCGGTTCCGCTTGTCAAAACAACAAGCTCGCCCTTGCGTATGCCCAAAAGCTTTTCGTTCAGTCCCGACCAAGGATACGGAACAGAATCGTTCTTATCCTCTTCATTGATCGTGTTCCAAAGGTCTTCGCCAAGCACAACACCATCCGGCCTGTAGGCCTTGGCAGCGTAGACAGCGTCGATGATCCTCTTGCCCTCTCCGCCAACCAAAGCTTCGTTGGCGTCCTTGAATCCTGGGATTGTTGCTATCCGGGCTTTACCGGGGGTCAGAAGCACGGCGCATTCTTTGGCCGCTTTCCTTCCCGCATCATCGTCATCAAACATGATAACGACAGTCTCAAACTTCTCCAACCATTCCAGATTGTTTTGGAAAGACTTAAGCGCACCCGCCGCACCGCTAGGTACGCTGACTACCGGCCACTTATTCCCAAAGACCTGTCCAACGGACATAGCGTCAAGCTCTCCCTCCGTTACCGTTACCATCTTCCCGCCGTCCTTCCAAAGATTCATCCCGAAAAGAGGCAGCGACTTTGCGTTGCCTAAAATCAGAAAGTCCTTGGAGGGAAAGCGAAGCTTCTGCGCGGACACCGTTCCCTCTCTGTAGTATTGAGCAATGTGAACGGCCTGGCCGTTGTATTCACCAACGCCATACTTCCAGAATATACAAGTTTCTTGGGTTAGCCCCCTTTTAAGTAAGTTGGAATACTCAACCCGAATCAGATTAGAATCTTTGTTTTCCATACAAACCACAGCGTTGTTCTCCTTTGAAGGTTCGAAGTAATTACATCCAAAACAATAACCGTGTCCGTCACTAAATCGGGCAAGGTTATCCCTGCTGTTACATTTTGGGCAGGGCTCGTGTTTTACAAACTTTGACGGCGTTGGCTCTCTCATTTCATGTTCTCCAGTTAACCTAAATTTTATGCCCTACAAAAACACCGAAACCGCTATTTTTTCCGAGGCCGAATAAACTTTCTTGACGACCAGGCGAACTATCTGAGAGTCGTCTTTCCAAACCCAACCATTTAGGGAGTCTAGCACAGCTTTCGCATAGTTGTCAACATCCCCTACGGGATAAGGATTGGACGGATTCTTCGGCTTGGTACAGTAGCAAGTTACGTTGACTTCGATAGGGCAGGATATCGGGCATTCCTTTGGTGCAACGATCTTACCGCGTAATGCGCGCATCTCCTTTCTAAACTTTTCGTACTTTTTCCCGTAGTACGCAAATCCTTTGCGACTAACCCGAGGCCTAGAAGCGGCAACGGGAACAACGGGGAAAACTATCGAACAAAGAAACTTCATGTATATTTAGTACGTTTCTTTGTTTTGCCCTTGGCCTTGCTTTTAGTCTTTTCGTTTTTGCTACAATCACAATCGCATTTCTTTTTCATTTACTTTTTACACTTTCTGTTTTTTGGACATGGGGTTTTTGATCCGCTTGGCCCGGCCCATAAATCTTTGCAGGCCCAATATCTAGCGGATAATTTGTTGGTAGCAGAATCACAGTTATGACGGGCTTTAAAAGATGCCCTAGCGCCAGGACTATAGTTATTGCCGTAACCAGTAGCGCCGTAATGAATAATTTTTTCTTGACCATTGGCGCAAGCCTTGACAACTTTCTTTTTATCGGGGTTGGGAGACTTGCGCGGCTTGTTGCAAGGCATACTGGCTTTATTTAATTTTTTCTTGGCCATGTTTTTAGAAGTCCTTTAATCGTTTACGAATTGCTTTACAAGTAAAGTTTCGTTTGATGTATCTGGTAATCTTCTGTGCCTGTTCAGCTGAACAATTAAAACTTATATCGAAAGAACTATCCATAAGGGATGTACCAGATCCCATAAAGTGCTTTGGGAACTTATCTTCTAGGGCGTGGCTTACCTCAAAGTAATTTCCTTTCTTGAATGAGAAGGAGTAATCATATTGTTTTGTTTTTGTTTTCATTGGTTTTGTTTTCATTGTTTTTGTTTTCATTGTTGAATTGTCTCACGAACGGTGGCTGCTCGGGCGCGGTGTAAGATTCCGGGAGTTCCCTCGCCTACCCACGCGCCTTCGCAGTTGAATGCCACCCACTCCTCAGCTTCATCAGAAGTCATTCCTTGACGCTCAAACACACGCACAAGCTCACGATACCCGTAAACAACCACGGGAACTTGACCACATCTAGAGATGAAACCAACAATTGCGCTGTCGCATCCGTCAAAGAATAGCGTCTTGTCGTTGTCTTCAGAAGTCCGCATCATGCGTTGCTGTCTTTGTCTTCTCCAAGAAACGGGCTTGGCTTGCTTCGGGGTCGGCCTCAAAACCAAAGGATACAAAAGAATCTCCGGGTGTAAAGGTAACCAACCGCCGGATTTGTACCGCCTTCATTCGGAGGCTTACGCCTGCGCCAACCATAGCCGTGAAATATGGAACAACCTGGAAAGCTACGCGAATCTCGCTGCCGGAACCGACAGACGGAATGGGATCATACGGACTGCCCAACGCATCATAGATAATCGGCCGTTGCGTCCAAGACTTCTTCGCATTTCCTGCCTTTGCCTTGAGCTTAAACTTAATTCTCATGGTTTTTGGAAGACCTCCCTCCATCCCCTCCTCTTCCTTGAAGGGCATTGGAGCACGCTTCAGCTTCTTCGGAGTTGCGCCCCCATGCTCTTCGCACAACGCCTGGTAACTTCGCTCTTCGCAGGTCTGAAGCGCTGCCAGGAACTTCTCCACCTCTGGGTCTTCAAGGTCTAGGCGCAACTCTACGCTGTAGACGCCGTCCTTGTCGAACTTGGTGTCGGGCTCGTTCAGGCGAGGGTACACAGCGATCCCCGTGGGTGTGGTCAGTTGCGGGAAGTTGTTTCCGTACTTTGGACTCTTCATGTTTACCATTATCTCCTTTTGCATGTACTTCAGTTGTCTTATTCAATCCTAATTGAAATAGTAGTCTGAAGTCAAAACCTTAGTTACATCCAAAGCACCATACTTTGGAACATCGGGAAGCCTACCCGAAGAGGGCAGTAGTGTCAATGTGGATTCACGAAAATTTCTAAAAATTTCTTCCGAAAAAAGTTTCACCGTGGATTGCCGTACAGCCAAAGCAACCTTTTTGTGGTCGGGAGCCAAGCACATTAGTTGGTCGTGGACAGTTCCCAGGTGATTGATTCCAAATGCCTTACACGCAAGCACCGTTTCCCCAAGAAGCCCACCGAACCCGTCCAGGGAGTGGACAAAGTTGGCTGGGCCTCCATTGAGTGCCTTGCGAAGAGATTGAACACCGTTCTCAACCCGAAGAGATAAAATTTTAGCCTTGGCTCCAACTTTGGTTGAGACGGTTATGGGATCGTAGTTTTCATACCTCATGCGAACAGGAAAACCTAGAGGAGTATTCCAAAAAGGAGTTACATCATTTTCCACCATCGCTTTTACACATTCCCTAATAAACTTCATTCCTATTTGAGCCGAGCCCACAACATCCCCAATAGACTCCCAAATAGTATTCCCTAGTAAACGGTTTAGTTGATATGTATTTATATTAGTTTGGTCTATATTATTCTTCTTTAATTTTTCTTCCAACCATTCTTTAGTGTAAGTAATACAAGAGTGTTGGGTAAGACCATATGGTAAAGTCATTGTTTGTCTTTTGGTAGCGGTTCTATCTAGACCTAGCGACAATAAAAATCTAGCGTCTTCTGTATTTAAATGTTGCAGCCGCTGAATAACTTTATCGGCTACTGATTTATATGGGTCTGCTGGCGTTTCTGAAGGGAGGACGTTGGTAGCGACTGCGGCAACCTCATCCTTCAACAACATAGAGTATATCTGGAGTCCTTGTGTTGTGGCGTCCATCCCGACTGGTAAATGCGTGACATATCCTGAACCGTTAGCCCACAAGGACGAGAGTTCTACACAAGCAGCGTAGAAAGCAAAGGGCTCATCTGCTTTTGTCCATTCCCTATGTCCCCAGGGATCTTGCGCTATTTTACAAATTAAATCTCTATTCTCCTCAACCCAAGCAACTCTCTTTTTGAATGTTTGTTTATCTAAACCAAATTTATTGGCGGAATGAATATACAGGGGTAAAGCATCGTCGTCTGTTTTAATCGGCTTACCATCAGCAAATTCTAAAATTGCTTTTGCGTAGGAGATGCTTTGTGGATTCAAAAATAACGGTAGTGGGTAGCCCCTGCCCCTAAAGTCTAGTTGATGGGGAAACCAAATGCGGTTGTGTTCCGCCATCTTCTGGGCAACGAACAAACACTTTAGAGTCAATATTCTTTGGGACTCGTATGATTCGTTTTGGAAATGGGTTTTGGCGGCTGCCTTACGCCATTGCCGCCGAGCCTCTGGATTATCGTCGATGTCAATTGGTTTGGACGGGACAAGGTCGTTATTGCTGGGCGGGAGATTGTCAAAGGTAAAACCACCGTCCCACGATTCTTTTACCAAATTTAGTGTTTGTTTGTTTATTCTCCACGGGGTATTTTGAACAAAGTTTACCGCTTCGTACACGACTGATGGTAGTGAAGATGATAGTGATTCTTGAAATTTTTTGTCTCTGGACTTGACCAGGGGTCTCGGGCGCCACTCCATAGATCCGTAGCCGCCATACCAGGGGTTGCTCCAACCAAGAGGCTTCTCGACCATTGGTAGGAATACAGGCTCTAGAGCCTCGTGGTATTCATGGCACTTGGTAACCCACTCGGTAATATCTTTGGACGGCTGTATAATACAGTATTTTCTTCCTCGCTCATTTACCTTCGTTCGTATTTCGATTATACCAGTATGTTCCGCCAACATTTCGATGAGAAGTACGCCGACCGACACCGCCTCCCTTTTAGTCCACCTATAACTAATTAGGTCTACTGCTTTTGCAGCATCACGGAGAAACCTTCGCTTTAGTTTTTGTCCAACTCGTTTGAAGGTTTTGTTTTGGATTTTCCGAATAAAGTTTGGTTCTTTTTCGGACAGGGTCTGCATTAGGATTTCGTCCTCAACCGCCCTGCCTACTTCTATTGCTGTGCTTGTTAGCCTACGCTCTTTGGAAAGACAGTCTATGACAGTTTTGGAAGTGATGACAGCGATTTTTTTGTGGCATAGTTGCGAGAGCAACGGCAAACAAGTGTGCCTTCTTCCCGCACCCTGGTTCGCCGCGCACAACCAGTTTTCTACCGCTTTAGAAAGAATGTCCGTACTGTTGTTTAGCAGCGTCCTTCCTGGTATTGTATTACTTTCAGCCCCAATTTCTGTTGCCTTCAGTTTTTTCGAGGAATACCTTTGTTTACCTAGAACAACCATCTCCTGATTTAGTTTATCTTGGCGCATAAATACAAGTATACCAACATAAAAAAACCCCCGCACCACCTTTCGGTAGCACGGGGGCAGAAGGAGAACGCCAAGTAGAGAGCCTTGGCGCCTACTATTCTAACTACACATTCGAAACCCAAGATTCATAGGTGGCAAGACCCGTAGGATCGGTCATCCTTTGGGTTAGGCACTTTTCGAATGCCAGATTCCTGCGAGCCCTATGGACAGGCTCCATGCTCTTCGCGAGGTGGGTAAACGCCGCTTGCGAAAGCCAAAAAGACAACTCTGGAGCATCGTACTTGAACGGTGGATTGGTGGTTTGGTCGTAAAAATCAAAAGCCGACTGCTTACCAAGAACACCCCTACGAACCAAATCCATCGCAAAATGAGCCAAGTTGGATTTTTCCCAACGCAAGTGCTTTAGGGTTTCCTGGCGCTCCGCATAGTAGGCTTGGTTCGCCAAGAAGTCAGTAACAACTTCCTTGCACATTTCTTCCACACGATCCCAAACCTTACCTGTGTGCTTTGCACCAAGTACCTTATCGGCGTGGATAATGCCATTGGAACAGATAAAAACTCTACGACCAAACAGCATTCTAGCCGAAATTGTTTTGTCGTAGGAGTTCATAATCGCTATAGTCCACTCCTCGCCTTGGGTGTTGACAAGGGATGAGCCTCTAACGATTCCCTCTGTAACAAAAACTGGCTTATCCTTGTGAACCATGTGGTTCACAGAAAGGAACTCGATTCCCTGATCTCCCAAAACCCGCATAGCGGTTTTGACCAAATCTTGCTGTGGAGTGAGCGTCCAGGTTCTCGTGTTTTGGGGAACTGGATACACCTCAAGAGCGGTTTCACTAATCGTAGCAAATTTTCCACTTACAGACATTACTAAATTCTCCTTTTTCTTTTTGCTTCAAAAATAAGACAGACCTCTTCGTCGAGTAGCCATAGATTTTCTTCTTGGCAATATGCCATAATGAAATCAATCTTCATGTCTCCTCGCACAAAATCTTTCTTGGCATAATACTCCAAAGCCAAGTAGAAAGAGGTGCTAACGATAAACGAACTTTTTTTCAGATAGCGGGCTCCTTTATTATGCGTTGCTATATGGGTATGCGCATCCCACCCTAGAAAGGATTAGTCCATTGGAGTGTACAAGTTATTGTCTTCTCCCCCACCAGGGGTAGGGAAGACAATGCCCGAGAGACCTCCTGCTGTGTAAACCAAAAGCAGCATTTGCAGCAGTTTCCTGTCCGATTGGTCAGTCAACAGCCAACGCGCTCCTATTTCACTCAACATAGCATCCCTGTTATTGTCCTTTACTGCAAACGGAACAGGAACATCGGGGTCAGACGCAATTTGATTGGCAACCATTTGGATAAGAATTGACAATCGGTTTTTAGTAGCCTCGTATTTTTGGGATTCAGAATGCATGGTTGAACCCCTGACTTTCTACCCATCCATTCCAAAACTCAGCATCCTCTGCCCGATCCTTTCTGAACTCCTCCAAATCAAATGGTCGTATTACAAGATTGTTTCTTGCGTCATAGGATGGGGATGAGTATTGTACGCCTTCGGGTGGAGTACACCCACCGAATCCCATCCCTCCCTCATAGTAACTGAAGTGAACCTTGTACCCCAAGGAGACAATGTACGCAATAACAGCAATCGGGGGATTCCACGCACTATTGAAAACATATGTAATCGTGGTTTCGAAACCAGTTTCGCTATTACCTTTCGGGTCTAGTTCGGATGGGGCAGTAGTAGTCCAAGACCCATCGTAATCGCCCCACTTGGTATCCCACTCTCTATTCGCCCAAGCGTACCAACCCCAATCCTCCACGCCCGTATAAGCCTTTAGATACTGGGGCATCGGCTTGAAGAAGTTACACAGGGGAGCACCTGCCGTAGCACGCCCCGAGCGGAGAGCGTCTCTATGCGTCTCTAAAGCATCAACCAACATTCTCGCCATTGCGCTCGGAAGAGTTACGATTAGTTTGTTTTGACAATGATTAGGCATTTTGTTTCCTTTCTTGGTGAGTTGAAAAATCTGTAGCACGAATGATTTCTTCTGCAAGTTTTACATAACTGATGTGCATGACGATTGACTTGGCAAGTTTGTCGTAATCAATCTCGGTGTTGGGCGGATTGACTGGCGATTCCCTTGGCAAGCCGATCATAGTCAATCTTTGGTTAGACATCTACCTTCCATCCTTCCCTTGGAGTATCTAACTTGTATTCCCTTGGAGTATCTAACAGGGAGTCGGGTTTAGTAGGAATCCGAACAACGATGTACTCAATATAAGAACCAATAGCGTTTTCGTCCTCCCCTGTTCGCGGAACAATATCGGGAATAACATCATCAAGGGTCTTGAACAACACATCCAATACAGCATTCTGATTGTCTTTACTGAGACGCTCAAACGAATCTAGCGTCAGTCGGGCGGGCGCGGAATTGGGATACTCAACCATAATGTGCGTTGCAAAGGTGTTGTAGAACCAGTAGAAATCCAAGAACGATGTTACACGAGCGTGATCAGCCCAATCATTGTTAGGTGTAGCAGGCACAAAACCCAGTTCTTTCAATTGCTGGCGGGGAGTTGTTGAAGGCGCGTGGTATCGATCCCATTCCATGATGGCATGCACAGAGCGGTCTCTGTTCTCCTGCGTTTCCGATCTCAATACGCTTGAAATAAACTCCTCTCGTTCTGCATTGCGTACTTGCCAAAAAGGGGTTTCTCGCACGCTCCACGGTTCGGTGGTTCTTTTCGACCAGTATTCCGCATACGTACTCCCAGGCATCACAAAATAATTCTCGTCGATTCTATCCTGTCTAAAAAACATTACTGTTCTCCTGCGGCTGTGCCGCTGTTTGATGAAACTGTGCTTGAAGGAAACGTTCCTTCTCGCTGTCTACGCACTAATGTACCAGAAAAAATTCTTATGTCTACTCCTAGTCAAAGATTTATCGGCAGTTCTTCCATCCTAATTGTGTGGAACAAGGATGTTGGTATCTTTCCCTTTCCTCGCAAAAGTACGATATGACCTTGGGGGTCTAGGAATCGTGCGTCTGAAATGTCGCCGTCCAATACTGGATAATTGCCGCCAAAAATATCAACCCTCCCCTTGGCTAGACACTTCTCCTTCACTTCGTTCGAAACAACGACTGCTACATTCACTCCCCGTTTTAGGGCAGCGAAACATAGCCGTGCGTTGTGTCCGCTGTAAGAAAAAGTGTAGTGAATATCTTTCCATCCGACTAGGCGACTGAACACTTTGGTGTAGTCGTATCGGATAATGGGGTAGGTATGTAACTCGGGAGCAAAGTCTTCCCAAGGAAGATCAGATAAGACGTTGCACCGTAGGGCAAGCCTCCATGATCCGTGCTTTCTAACGGCTTTATATAACTCTTGGTTTAGTTTCAGAAAGAACCTATAGGGGTTTTCGAACAGCAGTTTTGTTTTCAAAATTCGCGCTGCTCTTGTCCTTGGCATTCTACCCCTACCCGCAACCACGCCCAGGCAGGCTTCTTCGCAGAGTTTGCTCCTGTTCGGACATACTTGATATCCCGAAGATCCCGCAGGCGCAAGAGTTATCCCGTAAATGGGTATACTAGACTTTGCTAGTTTTGGATTTGCGTTGGGTGGGGTCAGTATTGTCTGCGTACCCTTCAGTTCGGAGGGATCGAACACCTGTCCGTGCCAATCTATATAGGCAGATCGTGCGGCTTCCCGTAAAGGTTTCCAACCCCAGTTTTCTTTGGTTGGATTCATTTCGGAGCCCCTCCCGCTAGTGCCTGGACTGCCCACTCCCGACCCACGACCATGCGACCACAGGGGAAAGTCTTTATGATTACTATTCCCTCGTACTTCAACAAGTCCAATGCCTGCTGTTCCGTAAGGAACTTGTTAGGTCTCAAGCCACACAACGCCGCCGCAGACCACGCACTACACCCCTCAAAAAAGTTGAGTCGAACTACATTGACATCCCAAAGCCCATCAAGGTTTTCCTCTCGTTCTACTCGCAGAATATATTCCACGATTGCAAAGGCGCCTTCGGTAGACCAGTTGCTTCTCGCATCGGAGAGAAGGTCGCTAACCATTACTAACTTGTCTATTTCCTGTTTCATTTTTTCTCCTTTCTAGTATTTAGATTTAGAAGTTGTCGATTTCAACCTCAGTACCCTGCTCGCTCCGCAGATGGCGCAAAAACGCTTCCACTTCGTTGTGTCCCCAATGAGACGGAATCATGTGTGTGTTGCAGCCCTCGGTTTCGTCCCAAGTCTCGCCGTCACTCAAAACTGTGATCAATCTTGTAGTAGTACGATATGACCTTCTTGTGTTTTTAGCATTCGATTCCTTTGCCATTTGAATCCTTCTTGACCAAGTTGTTATTGAGAACTAGGACTACGCAGTCCAGACCTTCTCTCTTGATCATGCGCCTAATGTACCACAAAAAACTTTTATGTCAATGGAAAGAAAAAAATATGTTGTAAAGTTGCTGTTTTTTTTTGGCGGCGGGTTTGGTGGGTTGGTAAGCGCGGTTATTGGTTTTAGTCGTGGCGTTGTTGTTCTACTGCGTTGGTATTTGATTTTGTATTTGGTTTTGTATTTGACGGCGGTTGGTACAGGTCGAGTGATGGTAGTGAGTTCCACCAGGGCTGTGTGGCTGTGTGGCTGTGTGGCTGTTGCGCGGCCCCGCTTGCGGGGCTGCGCGGCTGTGGGCGAGCGGAGCGATAGCGCAGCGAGCCGAGCCCCCGCGCTGGGCGAAGCCCAGCTGCAAGGGGGCGTTCCGTTGCGCGGCATAGCCGCGCGGCTGTGGGCGAGCGGAGCGATAGCGCAGCGAGCCGAGCCCCCGCGCTGGGCGAAGCCCAGCTGCAAGGGGGCGTTCCGTTGCGCGGCATAGCCGCGCGGCTGTGGGTGGGCGCGGTGTTTGCGAACGGCTTTCGAACGGCGTGGCTGTTGTTTGCGTTCGGCGCTGCGGCAGGCGTTCGAACGGCGCGGCTGTGGGCGAGCGTAGCGAGCCGAGCCCCCGCGCTGGGCGAAGCCCAGCTGCAAGGGGGCGTTCCGCTTCCGTGGCTGTGGACGCGAGGCGA